GATTGGACAGGGCAGCAGGCCAAGCTAGTCTACTACACCGGCAAAGGCAGCGTGCTGGACTGCCCGTACCACGGCGAGCACAACAGCTTCGATCTGTTTCAAGGGCCGTTCGGGGCAAGGTGCCGGTGCAACAAGTGCGGGTCGATTTTTGCCGACCCAATGTACGGGTTGAAGGATGCCCCGCCCACGTGAGTGGAGGTGCAGCAGCTGCCAATTCGTTTTCGTTGGCGGCTGGCGCTGCTCTAATTGCGGCACTAGAAGGAACGCCCCAGGTAAAGACGTTTCGGTGATCGTGGAGCACAACATCAAGAAGCCGCAAGGTCGGTACAAGATAGAGGAACGAATAGAATGCAAGCAGAATGTAAGGACAAACCCGGACGGCACACCATGGGGATGATATATGAACCCCAAAAGCCGACGATCTACATCACGCCCAGGTGCTGCGGCCGGCTCATGACCGCGCGTCAGCTTGCAAGGTCACCAGAGTGGTACTGCTCAAAGTGCGGCAAACGTGTACCGCTCAAAAACCTAAAGAGGAAAAAATGAAAGTCGGAGACAAAGATTTGGAGGTCGGTCCAGTGATGCTGCTCACGCGGTGCGAGTGCCGAAGGTACCTTCCGCAGATCCCCATGGACAAGTCCATCGCGATCCACATGCCGACTAAGCGCACTGAGTTCAAAAAGCAAAAGGGCGACAACGGAGAGGTGTCGCTGCCGACCAACACCGAGATCCGCGCGTTCTTTCGGACAGAGGAGTTTGAGGAGCAGAAGTTCAACGGCGAGTCGATCATGTTCAGGATCTACGTGGAGGGCGTGCCGGAATGAGCAGCGTTTTGGAGATGGCAGAAAGAGGCGCGGCTTTTGTAACCGCCGCAAAGCTCGTGGCGAAGGCGCTGCGTGAGGCGCCGCCGCACCTGCACGGGATCCTCCGGCAGGAGTGCTGCAACCCGGACTGTGGCGGTACCTGGGGCACCGGGTGCTACTGCTGCCACGGCGGGCGGCACCACCCCGCGTTGAAGCGATTTGAAAAAGCGTTGAAGGAGCTTGAATCATGAACCTGCCAGCTGAGTGGCGCTACGCCGGGTACGAAGATCCGTTTGCGTTGTACACCGACGGCAAGCTTGTAGTTTCGTTTCAGATGTTCCAGCCGAACAAAGGTGAGGTCACGAGGCATGCTGCAGTTTCACGGATAGATGCGCGCCGGCCTACGAACACGGATCTCGACAAGGTGAAGAAGGCCTTCTTTGATGCAGGCCACGGGTACGTCGAGGAGAACAACAAGATCTACGCATGCTCTGACCTGGTGCGCAACCTTTGGCAGAAGGTAGAGGTGTCGCTGATCGACGGCGAGATCTTGACGGCCGACATGAAGGCAAGGATGCAGAAAGCAGGCAATGCCTGAAGGGGTGTATTTTCGCCGTCGCTTGTGAGACAACGGACGGGCAGGAGGTGCCAAAATGGGCATGAGATCAAGACTGGCCATGTGGATCGGCGGGAAGTCCCTTGTGCAAGAGGTGGCTGGCAGTTACATGGTGAAAGGCTTTGGGGCACCCAGGCACGGAACCACTGAGCTGTTCAAGGCGTACAGCAAGAGCCCGTGGTTGCGTAGCGTAGTTGGCAAGATCGCGCAGCACGTGTCAGCGGTGCCGTGGCGCTTGTACTACAAGACGAACAAGAGCGGCAAGGCGGTGAAGAATGTTGCGCTACAAACGTCGGAAGTGTTCACAAGGCAAAGGCTCTACAGGCAGTTCGAGAAGCAAGGGGCTGTCCGCGAAGTCGACGATCATCCTTTGCTTGATCTCCTTGCTACTTTCAACCCTTCTATGTCTGGAGTCGCTGCGCGAAAGGTTTCGAGCATCTCGTTTGATTTGAAAGGTGAGATCTTCTGGATGATCGAGGAGAGCGCGCTAGGTGTGCCGTCGGAGCTTTGGCCGATCCCGCCGCACTGGGTGCAGGAGCTGCCACGGCAAGATGCTGACTACTTTGAGGTCATGATGTACCGTAGCCGCTACAAGATCCCGTCGAAGAACATGGTGTGGATCCGCGACCTTGATCCGTCCAACCCGTACGGGCGCGGCACCGGGTATGGCGAGGCGCTCATGGACGAGATTGACACAGACGAGTACGCCGCAAAGGTGGCAAAGAATATCTTCTTCAACAAGGGGATCCCGGACGCGATCATCTCGTTGGAGGGCGCAAACCAAGACTCGGTTGATGCTGCAAAGGCGAAGTACGAAGACAAGTTCCGTGGGTACCAGAAGGCTCATCGCACCATGTGGGCATCACACAAGGTGACGGTCCAGCAGCTGCAGCAGAAGTTCGCTGACATGGAGATCATGGAGCTGCGCAGCTGGGAGCGCAACGCCTTTGTGACAACGTTTGGTGTGCCGCCGGAGATCATCGGGTTGATCGAGAGCAGCAACCGCGCAACCTCGAAGGAGGCGCTGAACATCTTGGCGCGCGAGGTTGTGGTCCCGCGCATGGAGATCATCAGGGCCGAATCGCAACGGCAGCTCGTGCCGAGGTACGATGATAGGCTTGTGCTGGACTACATCAACCCGATCCCGGAGGATGATGACTACCAGCTGGAGGCGATGCAGGCCGCGCCGTGGGCCGGCACCCGTGCCGAGTGGCGCAAGCTGCAGGGCCTAGAGGATCGTGGCGACGTGGACAACGTGCACCTTGTGCCGTTCAACCTTATGGAGGTGAAGCCGGGGCAGCAGGTGCAGCAAGAGCCGCAAGGGGCCGCACTTCCTGGCAGGGCAGTTCGGGGGTTGCTCCCCGTGAAGGAGGGCCTCCAGGAGATCATTGCGGAGGCCGCAAAGGTGAACGAGCTGCAGGAGCGCCTCGACCCGATCATGATCGAGAGCATGGAAAAATGGGGGACGGAGAAGCTGGCAGAGCTGGGGTTGGAGATGTCGTTCAGCATGGTCAACCCACAGGTTGTGACGCACCTTGAGAATTTTTCCTTGAAGCGCCTTGACGGCATAAACAACACGACCAAGGACGCGATCCGCTCGGCGATCCATGACGGCATCGTTGATGGTGACGACCCGAAGAAGATGGCGCGCCGGATCCAGGCGGTGTTTAGCCAGGCAAGTGACGCGCGTGCACGTCTGATCGCGCGCACCGAGGTTCCCCGGTCGAGCAACTTCACCACCTGGAACGCCTACACACAGAGCAAGGTGGTGCAGAAAAAAACCTGGGTGGCTACACCTGACGATCGTGTGAGGGATGATCATATCGCAATGAACGGTGTCACTGTCGCGCTTGATCAAGAGTTTGTGCTACCAAACGGAAATAGGACTATGTATCCTGGCGAAACAGGAGATCCGGCGGATGATTGCAACGAGCGTTGTACGATCATTGCCGTTGTGGATAACGAGTTCTCTGAAGCGCAGCTCTTGACCATCTGGAACAAGTTCGACAAAGGGATTACCCCATGGGAGAATCAGATCATCACCGGGGTCAGAAAGGCGTTCGCCGCGCAAGAGACTGCGGTGCTCAAGACGCTGCGCGCGGTGCTGGGTGAGTGATGGCCCACGACGTGCTCATGTGGGTAATGTATTTCTTGCTGCTTGGCTTGCTCGTTTTTGTGGCTTGGAAGTTCTAAATGGGTTCTGAATTGTACTGCCCGCGCTGTGGGAAGAAACTTTCTGAGCGACTGGAAGGCGAATTCGACTTCCGCTGTCATCGGTGCAAAAGCGTAGTATCAGGCGAAACAAAGACGTTAAACGCGGTTTTTGTCACGGCAATCACTTCGAAACCAGGTGAAGTCGAGAAGCGTGTGCATTACACTACTTGACTTTACCCGCGATTTATCGAAAACAATAGTTGTAGACGCCTGTCAATAGTCGTGGCCACGCCCAAGTGCCCCAGTCGATCCTACGGGAGAAGCTGTGCAAGGGCAGCAGGCAAAACCCGAGAAGGGGTTTTGCTGTGGCAAAGACGAAAATTTCGACGAAGCAATTCAGGGAACAATTCAAACCAGGTGATGCACTTCCGAAAGATTTGGTGGTTTGTCGTGCGGAACCTTTCCAGGTGCACAAGGAAGAAGGCGACCTGGAGAAGCTGATCAAGACCTTCACGATCAGCACGCCGACCGTCGATCGTGAAGGCGATCGGCTGTTGCCGAACTGGGAGTTGAACAACTTCCAAAAGGGCGGCTCCGTGCTTTGGGGACATGACTCACGAACCACGCCGCATCATGTAATCGCGGCGCCGATGGCCACCTGGCAAGAAGGCGACGCGCTGAAAAGCCGGGCAAAGTTCACGCCGGCCGAGATCAACCCGACGGGGTTCATGGTCCATCAGTTGATTGAGTTCGGTGCGCTTCGCAGCTCCAGTGTCGGGTTTCTACCTAAGGAGTGGAAGATCATCGACGACACCGCACGCTACGGCTATGACTTCGAGAAGCTGGAGTTGCTTGAGTGGAGCGTAGTTCCTGTCCCTGCAAACCCCGAGGCGCTTGTCGACGCAAAGGCGCACGGCATTGATGTCGACCCGTTTGTCTCCTGGGCAGAAGAGGTTCTGGACAAGGGGTCTGATCTTGTTGTGGTGGAAAAGGACCTGCTGGAGGCAGCGTGGAAGGTCATCAAGGCACCAGCCGTGCAGGTGCCCGCAAACCCACCGGCAGCGCAAGAGCCTGAGCCCCCGGTTGCACAAGAAGCAGCTGGGGAGAAGAGCAAACCTGACGTCACAATGACGATCGATGCTTCTCAGGTAGAAGAGACGTTTAACAAGATCGCCGAGCTGGTGCTCAAGTTGGACAAGCGCGTCGACGAGCTGACAAAGAAGCTCGAAGCTCTACAGCCGTCAGAAAACCCAAAGACCGAAACAAGGGCCCAGCGCCCTGATGAAGTGGAAATTGATTTGGCCGATCCAGAGATGCTCAAGGTCATCCGCGAGGAGATCTCGGGCCTGGTCGACTCAACATTACGTCAGCTGAAAGGACAGCTGCCGGACTAGGAGGATTCAAATGCCAGTAGAGAACACACCAGAAGTCGCGCCGGAGCAGAAGGCGAATTTGGAGCTGGTCCGCAAGCTGATCCGAGGCGAAGTGGCCGACGTGATCGAGGAGCGGTTGGCCAAGCTCAACGAGACGCCCAAGCGCAAGTACGCAAACCAAATCGCCAACGGCGCGCCACGGCCGATTCAAGGCAATGGTGACGAGGCGCTGCCGAGAGGTCACAGCGCCGCTCGTTGCTTCCGGTACCTGTACCGGACCAACGGCAACGTCGAAGCCGCGATTGACCTGGCCCACGGTTGCGGTGACACCAAGATCGCGGAAGCCTGGGAGAAGGTCATGGCTTCACAGGTGCTTGCCGATGGCGGGGCGCTGCTTCCGACGGAGTTCGGTGCGGAGATCATCGAGGAGCTTGGCGCCAAGGCTGTTGTCCGCAAGATGGGCCTGACCGTGATGCCGATGAACACCGGATCGTTGACCCTGCCGTACATCGACAGCTCGGCGACCGCCTACTACGTGGGCGAGAACTCGAACATCACAGCGAGCAACCCGACAACCGCGCAGCTCCAGTTGTCTGACAAGACCTTGGCGGTGCTCTGCCCGATCAGCAACAGCTTGTTGATGAACGGCGGCCCGAAGGTCGATGCCGCGATCAAGAACCACTTGATCCGCGTAGCCCGCCGCAAGGAAGACGTAACGTTCATCCGCTCGCTTGGCACCGCCAATGAGCCGACCGGCATGCTTTACCAGGGCATCAGCGCCAATCAGTTTGCGGCCAACGGTACGATCAACGTGGCGAACGTAACCACGGACCTCGGCAAGGCCATCGACAAGCTGATGGCCTTGGATGTAGATTTGGATGGTGCAGGCTGGCTCATCAGCTCACGCACCTACCGCTACTTGCATCAGGCAACTGACGCCAACAGCAACCGGGTGTGGCGCGATGAGATGGACAAGGGCACGATCGAAGGCTTCCCCTATGCGGTCACCTCTCAGATCCCGGATAACCTTGGTTCAGGAACCAATGAGTCGGAGATCTACTTCGTGAGCTTCCCGACCATGGTTCTCGGCGAGAACGAGAACTTGGAGATGGCGGTCTTCCCAGGGGGCGCCTGGTACGACGGCTCCAGCGTGATCAGTGGAATCTCCCAAAACCAGACGGTGATCCGGTTGCTAGCCCATCACGACCTTGGGTGTCAGCAACGAGGGCAGGAGATCGCAGTCATCAACACCGTCAAGTACGGCACCTGATAGCAGGCAGGCTTGACAAAAGAAATGAGAACACGGGGCTAGCCCCGAGGAGAAAAGAAAATGATCACTCCAAAAGAAAACATCGGCGCAAACCTTCTGGTTCGGCAAGGGGCCAAGCCTCAGACCATGACGGACGCCACGTACATTGTGTCCGAGATCTACGATCGGCTCGCGGCTGCCATGCGCAACCCGCAGAGCTGCATCGTGGTGGCGGCTGTTGCGTTTACGTCAAGCTCGGGCGCGTCAGGCGGGAAGAACACCTTGACCTTGGCGCTGTTTGACGACACGGCAAGCGATTGCTCGACTGAGGCGGTCTACGACAGCGACACCTATGAGTATACCTGGGTGGCTGACGGAGCCAACCATGGCGTGCACGTGTTGCCGGTGAACCTCAAGGAGGCCAACCGGTACCTGCGTGCCAAGGTGAAGTTGACCGAAGCTGGGACCATCACGATCGCTGATCAAAGCGGCACCGTGTTCGTGATCTTCGGTGGCATGCTGCAGGAGCCCAGCTCGACGTTTGCGGCAGCTGGCTACGAGGAAACGACTGAACCGACCTAATAGGCAGCCATAAGGAGTGGTCATGTTGATCCCTGTGAAGTTCAACCGAAGTTGGCGTGCATACAACGCCGGTGAGATTGCGGGCTTTGAACCAGAGCTTGCGAGCGACATAGTTTCATGTGGCGCTGCGGAGCTGGTGCTGTCTGAAGAGCTGGAGCAGCTTAAAAAGAGCAAGAAGCAAGTCGAGCATGACAGCCTTGATGAAAGGCGCAAGGCTAAGATCAATGCTTCGAACATTGCCTACAACCTCCAGATCGCGAAGGTGCAGGACCGCTTGGAAAAGAAGAAGGCTGCAGGGATGGACACGAAAGAAGAAGAGCGGCTCACCAAGAAAATGGAAAGTGAAAAGGGCAACATCGCAACATTGATTGCTGAGTCCAAAAACCCATGACGCGGGGTGGTGTAGTGGCAACACGCTTGGCCCATACCCAAGAGATCGCCGGTTCGAGTCCGGTCCCCGCACCCAAAGGAGACACCTGTGTCTGATGACATTCAAAAAATCGTGGTTCGGTTCAACGGCAACTGGACAAAGTACTACCCCGGCGACGTGGCAGGCTTTGAGCCGCACGTGGCCAAGAAGCTCGAAGGAATGCTCACCGTGGACAACAAAGGCAACAAGAGACCGCTTGTCACCAGAACAGGCATCTTAGACAGGGCGGGTGCGTTTCTGGAGCGCGCCGGGGTTGTGAAGGGCGGAGGTCCCAAGACGACCGAGCCTGTAAAGATGAGCAAAGATCCCGAGGCATCTGAGGAGAAGACCGTCGAAGATGAAGGTTTGATCAGCAAGGTGTCAAAAAGAGGCAAGCGGGAGTAACGACCGTGACGAGCCGGCTATGAGGTCAGGACATGACACTGAGCAGCGATGCACTAACGACAATCGTGGCATGCGAACAGGCGTTGGGCATTACTGCCGGTGATGAAGATGACTTCCTTACCCGGTTGATCGAATCTGTCAGCGCCAGGATCAAGCGCTACTGTAACCGAACATTCTACTACGAGGAGGCGATCGCCGAATATGTAAAGGCTTTCGGTACCACTAACCTCCAGGTATCAAGGCGCCCTGTCACCGGCATTGACTCAATCACCTATGACGGCGCCACCGTCTCAAGTGGTGATTATAAGTGCGTCGGTTACGATTTCGCCAACGCGGGGGTCATCTACAACTCTGGCGGCTGGTACTGGCCCGCGATGCAGATCAAGAACATCGCCAGAGACAGGTACCCCGGTTCTGAGGATCCACTTTACTTGGTGACCTACGACGCTGGCTGGAAGACTCCAGAGCAGTCCAAGTCAGGTTCGATCACCGCTGTTGCCGACCTCGGTGGTGGTGAGATCTCAATAACAAGCGCTCGTCACCTGTTGTCCACTGGAGACTCGGTGACCCAAAGCGGCACCACGAGCTACAACGACACGTACACCGTGACCGTGATCGACGGCGACACCTACAAGGTGACTGAAACGTTCGTGGCTGACGAGACGGGGACTTGGACCCAAAACAACTACACGCGCGACCTGCCGTATGACCTGGAGCAGGCGTGCATCGATTTTGTGGCCTACAAGTACCACAACAAGGGTAAGAACCCGGCGATCAAGTCCGAAAAGCTCCTAAGCTGGGCGGCAAGTTATGACCTGCAAAGCGCCGATGATGGGTTTGCGGATATCCCTGCGACGGTTCGTAGTGTTCTGGACGCCTATAGAAACGTGGTGATTGAGTAATGGGCTCGGCGTCACATCTGCTGGTCGACACGGTGACCAAGGCGTCGAAGACAGGGCGCGGCAACGACGGCACCCCGACCTATGGAGCGCAGTCGACGATCAAGGCCCGAGTTGAGTTTGTAACCAAGCTGTTGATGGATGCCTACGGCAACCAGACCATGGCAAGCTCCAGGTTGGTCTCAGAGGACCAGGTTTTGATCACGGACCGCGTGTGGCTGCCTGGCGACGACACCACAAAGGCCAACGAGTCGAAGCAGCCGATAGCTGTGGGCAAGGCTGCAACACCGGACGGCTACACGCTGTATGAGGCGTGGCTATGAGCATTAAAGTAGCTGCCAAGCTGGAGGGCGCTGAGGACGCCATGAAGGCTGCCGACAAGCTGGTTAAGAAGCTCGGCAATGGCGGCGAGATCTCCGCCCATGTCGGGTTCGGCACAACCTACGCCTTGGCGGTGCATGAGTTGACAGAGGTGTTTCACAAGGTCGGTGGGCCGAAGTTTCTAGAGAGCGCGATCAACGATGCCAAGCGTGGCTACACCAAGGATTTGGCCGACAAGACCTGGCGGTTCATCA